ACTGTAGTGTGCTGTATAAGAGAAAGCAAAATTGCCTTTTCCCTTATCCGATGTCTGCACCTGGAATCCACCAGTATTTAATACGTTCTTAAGTTTGATCGCTACATATCCACCATCATAGTCTGAATAATCACCTACCCACCAGATATCCTGGAAGTCAGATGTGCTAAGACTATCACTTGGTGTGATCTTTGTGCTTGTAATTGTAGCAGATCCCATTAATGACTTAACAATGGATGTACTTACTGTTACATATGTTCCTTCGAGTTTTACTTCTCTGGAATCATACTTTTTAAGCTCCATTGTGTTTTTAGGGCAGTTATCGATATCATCACCCATGTCAATATAAGAAGGTGTATCTGTGAATTTAACACCGCCAGTAGTAGCACCGATGATGTTATCTGCAGTTACTGTTCCTGTGGAAGGGTCAAAACTGCTTAACAGTACACCTGCATTAAGCTGGATCTGCTTAAAAGTATTTGTAGGAATTTGTGTAAAAGTCATTTATTCCACCTCAATATTTTCTATCGAAAAATTAATTGCTCTGTGTTTGAGTGACCTGTCCTGAGTTGTAGAAGCAATCCATCCCTGTTCATCTATCCTGACAATCAGGAGCCCTTTGTTATACGGTATCCTTTTGCCATTCTTTGTGATAGCTCTGCAGATATCATCTGCTTTCTTGTTTGGTACTTCCTCACTCTCTGTATGGAAATACAGATTGCATTGGCCTATGGATTGCCCAAGTGCAGAAGGTATACGGACCTCATAAGTTCCATAAGGAAATGCTTTCTTCTCAGGTACAGCATTTGTTGGATACATAGTGATCTGGAATGAGTTCCAGAAACTATATAATGCCTCTGTCTTTGTCATGTAGGTATCACCCACTTTTCACACATGATCGTCTTCATGTCCATATCAGATACATAAGGAGTAGATTTCCCATCTGTTATTGTAATTCGGAATGCCTGGTTATCTTTTATTCGTTTAATGATATCGTGATAATCAAATTCCTTATTTTTATCAACATACAGCTTGAATGAGCTGTCTATTCCTTCTTTCTCTGCCACCGGTGCATCTGTTGAGCTGTTATGAACCATCACAGCCTTGAAGCTGGAGCCTTCTGTATATGTGACAGTGTTGCTTCCTGCACCATCTGGAACCTCTGTTTTTACAATCATGCAATAATCACAGGCCATGTCTTCCATGATTCCGTATGTATTCATCACAGCATCCTCCAGATATCAAGTCTTGACTTAAATGCATCTTTCCATGAGAAATCAGATCCATTTTCTCCTGACTTCTTCTGATAGCTATAACCATCAAAAGATTCTGATGTAAATGGTGATTCTGCCCCGGAAGAGTATTTATCTTTCCATTCATCAATATCATCACATAATGCAATGAATGATCTCGGAGGCTTGATTGATACTACATAAAATGTTGACTTCTCATCCTGTAATCCATCGATTACAGCACTTGAATAATACTGATACACTCCATCATTGAAGTATGATCCGGAAATCATGAAATACTGGCCTTCTACAAGAAATGGCAGAGTAATCATGCCATTCTTAATCTCGTATTCGTCTTCTTTGCTATGTGCTACATCAACCCAGCAATTCTCGACTCTCTTACGTGTGTGAAGCATTACTTCATAGATTGTGTTAAGCATGATTACCCTCCCTTATGAATTATCCTCTGGAGATGATTCTTGCAAATGGGATTGCTTTGGAATCAAAGTATCCTGTACCTGCAGAATCTGCTACTCTGGACCAACGTGCACCTGTTTCAAGATGTGTATTTGTTGGAGAAATAATTGCTGTGTTAGGCTGAACAAAGTTGAAGCCTCGTGGTGCAAATAATTTTCTCTGACGAGAAATAAGGTAATCTTCTCCACCATGTGTTAATGGATCACGGTGTGTTTCGTTAGGTACCTTAGCACCGCAGTCACAGTAATCAAATGCACCTTCACCAAGGATGTATGTTGTGTATTCATTGTGAGCTGGATCGTTTCCATCAGCTTCAACAGCTGTTACAGGCACTTCATCATCGATAAGAACTACACGACCATTCCATGTTGCGAGTGCCATATCTTTCTGCATACCTTCTGCATCTGTTTCTTTCCAATAGCTTAATACCTGAAGGTTTTCAAGGTTTGTAGCTACATCAGAGTGCATTACCACGCACTTAAAGATTCCTTTGTTTGCTCCGCAAGCATTGTTCATAGCGGTGTTTAATGTGGTAGCACCTACGAGTGCTGCAGATCCGGACTGAGATGTAATATCTAATGTATGACTATTAGGCATTGCTGTAGTGAAGATACCTTTGAGGATAGAAAGCATAGTTGCCTGGTCTACATCATCCCAGTAATCTCCAACCTGTGATGCGATTACTTCCATGAAGTCTTTGCCTGTGATGTCTTTTGTGAAGTCTTTTTCTAACCAGGACTGTGCACGACCTACTACGATCATGGCCTGTGTGAATGTCTCAAGACCGTCTGCTGTGATGTTTGTGGAACCATCATAGTTCTTAGCTGTACCACCAATGTGACCGGACATTGGAACTGTGACGAAGTTTCCACCTGTCTGTTCTGTTAACATGTTTTTAAGTTCTGGTCTCACTCTTAAAATACCTGCTTTAAGAAGCTGGTTCTGTTTAACACGTGGAACAGATTCAAGATATTTGCTAAATACTTCAGAATTGAATGTTTTGCTATCAAAAACTCCCATTATAATTCTCCTTACTTATTGAGCCATGCCTCTACTTCTGGAGCACCAGGGTTGCTATTGGCATAGGCCATCTTTTCTGTGATTGACATAGATTCGAATGCAGCACCTTTTCCACCTGCAGGAGGATTGTTTACTTGCTCACCTTCCTCATGTACTTCGGTAATATAATCTGCATATGTTTCTTTCATCGATGCACTTAATGTATCTAATCCTTTAACCTCTCCTTTGTCATCAAGCTCAATCTTCTCGATATCGCTTTGTGATGCTTTTGTGATCAGGTTGATAATCTTGTCAGATACTCCAAGTGTTTTCAGCTGACTCCTAAAAGCCTTTTCTTTTGCTGCATACACTTTTTTATTTTCCACATCGACTTTATAAGACTCGAAGTCAGAGTGTACTTTCTCATACTTCTCTTTCCAGCCACCGTCTCCCTGTGCCTTTAAGGTATCCAATTCCTTCTGGATAGCTGTTGTCTTCTTCTGCTCTGCCTTAACTTCATCCTGTAGAGCTGTTACACTCTCCATATGAAGTTCAATAAGAGTAGATACCTGTTCATCAGTAAAACCCATTCCTCTGAGTAATGCTTTTGAAAATGCCATTGTTTTTTCCTCCTGTACTTAGGACTATCGTGTTCACAGTATTTTGTGCCTTATACATAATTTTAATGCATGTCAAATGTGCGAGAGTCGCAACATAAAAAAGGACCGGTATCACTACCAGTCCTTAAATGTTATTTTTTCAACTCACTCTCAATGATCTGCTTATATTCTGTTGTGTGATCAGATACAGCAGGCCTAAGGAATGGATGTGCTACATATCCATCAGTACGGTGCCAGTTTCCTTTTCCATCCTGATAAGACCATGGTGTTTTCCTTCCACCTTCTTCTGCATGGATACCAGTACCAAACTCGATGTATGGAGCATATTCCATGTTGGTGCCAATATAAGCTGTATTACCATCCACAGTATGAGTGATGCTGTTTCTTAACGCTCCAGTGTCTACAGGGCATGACTTCTTTGCATATCTTTCTGCAACTAGTCCACACTTTTCAAGTGCTCTTAGTATTGCCTCATCTGTTGCGTTTTGCACATCTGGAAGATTGCTCTTAATGTTTACTGTCATTTCTGGCATTGCTATCACCATCTTTCACCTTTTCATCAGCCTTATCATCTAGCCACTCTTTATACTGTTCCCCTGAGCTGTCTTCTTTTACTTCCGGTAATACCGCTGCTACAGTACACCTGCAATTATAAACCTCTGCAGGATGGCCTGCAGGGTCACCAGGATACATCATCTCCCCATAGTCAAGCTCAAATGGACTATCCCATGGTTTTTTTTGACCATCTGCATTCAGGTGTGATTCTCGTGTTCTTGAGTCTGATGTGGCAATCCATTCCTTCTCAATCTCTATACCCATGGCAGCGGCCTTCTCATATGAGTCCATCCTTCCACCATTCTGAGCAGATGTGAAGGCAGTACGTGCATTCCTGATTGCAGCCTTCTTATTGGCTCCCATGACTTCTAAGAACCTGTCAGCTATCTTGTATGGACTTTCTCCCTGGAGTATACCTTGATTAAGAGCATTGTTTATCCTCTTTTGGTTCCATGCATAATCTCTCTTCCTGTCCACCTTCATGACCTTGAAATTAACATGGTTCTTTTCTTCCATCAGTCTCTTTATAGTGTTTTCATCTAACAAAGAAAAAGATACATTGGAAGCTCCTTCAATCTGATACAGAGAATAGTTATGATTAAGTGTATAGATGCCAGGAGTCTTATCATTGACATAAGCTGCTGCAACCTCATTGGCATTTACCATCCTGTCTGTCATCTGTTCTCGCATTTCTGCCCATCGTTCTCCTCTGCCTATCTGGGCACGGTACCATGCTTCAAACTCTTCCTTAGTGTACTTGCCTTCTCTGTATGCCTGGAATTCTTCATCATACCTCTCTGCAAGGCCTTTGTGGTGAACAGTTTTCCCATTCACCACTTCATCCCATCCGGAGTAGTAATCATTCAGCTTGTCTGCCAGCTCATTACCTGCCTGGTTATATTGCCTGTTTAACCTTCTCTCAAGCCTTGCAAGCTCCTGATCTGTTTTCTTGTCTGAATAATTTGGCATCTAATCACCTATTCTTCCTCTTCCTGGCCTTCATCTTCTTCCTGGTCAGGTTCCTGATAGAATCTGTTCACATCTTCGGAAGCTTTTCTGTCCATGATTACCTGTATCTCATCAGGTTCAATAAATGGAAGCTTGGAAAGGTATGTTTCATCATCAAGATAGTTTGCAGAGCTGTTGATCATGTCAGTACGTTCTTTCTCATTGCTGATTCTGTTTCTCTTGAACCTTGCCTCTTCATCCATACCGATAAGCTCAAACAGATGCACAAGGCACTCATCAACGCAATACTCGAATTCATCCGTTTCATCATCCATTGGCTGGTATGCTGCATCAATATGGTCATTGGTGGCTCCTGCAGCTACTGCATGAACATCAAGTGCTCCAAAGTCCTCATAGATCTGATTTCTAATCTCATTCAGGAACTTAATTCTTGAGTCAGCAGGGACTTCCTGCGTGTAAGGCTGTACAGTTGATTCTGAACCACCAAGAGCAATATGATTGAGTTTTAATTTGTCATAGAACTTCCTGAGGTCCTCATCGCTCATGGAGTCTGCATTCTGTACTAACCAATAGATCTGTGCTACATCCTCCATATCATTGGCAAATCCACTGTTAACGATGTCAAATGCATCAATCTTTGGCCTCATTCCTGGAAGTGTGCTCTTACGGATCTCATTCCCAAACATAGGGATGATTGGAAGCGATCCGTAGTTTTCCTCTCCGACTACTTCCGGAACCATTCCTGCCTTAATCGACTTCTTAAGGATTCTGTATGGTTTCTTTTCTTCCGTAATCTTAAAAGCTGCACCGAACTTCTCTGCCTGCATCTTTGTATATCCATCCTCTTCATACAGTACAGCGATCATTGGCTTTTCCGTATCAATCTGCCAGAATCTGATACCAGCTCTTAAAGCTCCGGTATATTCATCCCAAAGAGGAGCAAACTCTGTCAGCTTAAACATGTGGATTCTGTCCACGTTCCAGTAGATAAATGATGTACCATGAATCAATGAGTAATATGCTGCACGTTTGAATATCCTGTCAAATGTTCTGCCAAGCTTCTTTTTGTTGTCATCATCAATCAGCTTGATACCATTACCAAGAAGATAATTGCATCTCTGAGTGTTCAGTTTATGGAAGAAGTTTGATGCCAGTTTGTTATTAGTTACAGTATGATCTGCCTTTTTCTCTCCGATCAGATTGTAGTACACTCTCTGGAATCGTTTGATTGTGATATTATCCTGCTCATTATAAGCATCCGCATCAAGTGCCACTCTTACATCAAGAGATGAATAATGGTACTGTATTAACTTACTTGCAAACTCTGCTTTATTTGTTGCCTTCTCGAAATCTTGATAACTTAAATACATTTCTAATCACCCTTACATTATTGATTGATATGTTTGTGTACTTGTTCTCTTAACAAGTCTCATTGTCTTTACAAAGTATCTTACAGCATCCATGGAGTGGTCATTCACCTTCACCGGTTTATCTTCTCCTCTGTCCGCTGCCTTTGCATCCCAGCAGTATGTGTGGAACTCTGATATGGTGCCTTTGCACGATTCCATGAACTTCAATCTTTCATCTAATAGCATAGTTGATACATCCTCTATCCCTTCAATCACATCATTATTGGCTCCTATGCATGTATATCCTCTGTTCTTAAGCTCTACCTTAAGTGCAGATGCAGAAGGGTCAATGATTATCTTTTCAGGTTTGATACCGGATAACATCGATTCCATACCATCAGCTAGTTCCTTTACCGTCTTCTGCTTGGAAGATTCCCTTCCTGAGTATCTCCATTCCTTAAGCGATACCCATACATTAGTACCGCTTATCCTTCTCCACAACAGGAATACCGTAGCATTCTGGATACCGTAGTCAGTAGATACATAATATGATCCTTCTGTTTGTGGTTCAGACTTAAGAACATGCTTATCCTTGCTAAACATGTCATAGATAATACCTTCTGCTATTACCCATAATCCTTTGATGTATCTCAGGAAGAATACACCATGATACTGTGATTCATATCTTTCCTTTATTCGCTCAGATAGTGATGGGTTATCATCCATCATAAAATGCAGGTACAAAAGATTCTTGGATTTACAACAGTTAATCCAGTTTAGCTTGAACCAGTGCAGCGGTCCTGCTGGGTTGCAGTTAAACCAAAACTTGGAACCATCTACAGAGCATCGTGCGGTTGCCTGGTTAACAAATGATTCTGTCATTAAGGCCACTTCATCAAAGAATACACCTGCAAGAGTAATACCCTGTATCAGATCTTGCGAAGCTTCATCCTTACCACCAAACAGCCAGAAGTTATTTGATACATCTCCTCTGCTTATGATGATAAGATTCTCAGCTCTCTTGTAATCCCACTCATATCCTCTTTGCTTTACCTGCTTCTTAAGATTGTTTATAACGTTCCTTTTAAGAGATCCAATGGTTTTTCCACATAAAGCAAAGTCCATACCATCAAAAGTATGCATGGCCCACATCACAAATGAAAATCCCATTGCTATTGTCTTTCCGGAACGAATGGCACCATCAGCAATGATTCCATCCTTGTCTTTCAGCTCATCATGAGTCCACCAGGAAAGTATAGTGTACTGCCTGTCAGATAGATTCTTATTCCACTTAAACAAGGCCTTAATCATTCTGATCACCTTCCAGGAGTCCACTATCATCAACAATATTACACTTTGCTGACTTCATCATTTCTTCAAATCCATCGGATTCCATCTTTTCTTTCTCCGGTTCCATTTTGTATGGGTTTTCACCCATGGTATCCCTGAGTATCTCAAATGCCTTGAGATTGCCTTGTTTTGCCCTCTTCAGGATCATGTCAAATAGTGCTTTCCTTGTATCATCATCCACCTGTTCCTTGAAGCACTCACGGAATGAAGCATACTCTTTTCTTTTGGCAGCGGATGCCTTTCCTGCCTTTGAAGCACTCTTTCGGCGTTCTTTCGGCGTTAATCCTTTGTTTTGCACAAGATTCTTCTTGCTGTTTGGATTGTCTCCTCTAGGCACTACTAATCACCATCCTCACCTCTTTCCCAGTGCAGTCCGTACCTTTCTATGATCGTGTCGAATTCCTCCACATCATGAGGCACTACATAATACTTTGGTTCTTCTCCATTCTCATCCACACCGATGTGGTGGAGCTCATGGAGTATAAGTATCTCTATCTGATCATCATTCAATTCCAATATGTTTGGTTTGTATATCGTGATAAAGAAATCATATTTGCAGCACCACTTGTATTTTTCATCTACCTTTGTGCAGTCTCCAAGTACATGCTTGTAGTTCTTCTTCTTTTCCTCATCTGATTCCAGATATGCAACCTTGATATCATACTCTTTGATAAACATGAGGTCTTCTTCTTTTCTGATCAGTCTGTTTGCTATTGTCCTATACTCTTTGTTGTGTTCTCTCATACGTTTCTCCATACATTGCAAAAAAGCCCTGTCAAGTGACAGAGCTATTCTGCATCATTTACTAACTTTCAGAGAAGAATTAAAAAGTTGTTTGCATCGGTCCCAGGAACTGGAGAGGTGTGAAATCCATTAGACCTCCCCTGTTGGTAATGTTCCTGATTGCTCATGGCAGGTATCGAACCTGCAGCACACGTGCTTCCAAACATTCATGAGTTACTGTCTGGTTCTATTTCAGGTGTTAGTAGCACCATCAGTGGGCCTGCAGACAAAAAGATACATTGCACATACTTGTATCATCAATTTGGAGATTTAAGATGATTATATTATCTAACACTTTTAATGTGCGAGAGTCGCATTATTAAGAAGTTTTGATTTTACACAAACTTCAAATACAAATTCATTAACCATTCTGTATACTGTCGATCTGTCTACATTTAATTCGATAGATACACCTTCTACTGTATGTGTCCTTTTGATATACATCATCTCGACAGCCTTTATTTTCAACATCCCTTCATCAGTATCTGATATTTCATTTATCGTTTCGTCAATAGCATCGATTATTTTCATAGCATTTTCTCCACCAATTTTTTTGATATCAGAATATCTGCTCAGATAATCAATCACCTGAGACCTAAAAGGGTTTTTATATCTTCTTCGGTTCCTATTGGTGTAATGCTTTTTTCCACTCACAAATGTTCACCACCTATCTATCATCAATAATCCTATTTGCCCACCGGATCATCTTTCCTTCTTTTATCTTTGCCTTTTCCTCCAATCCAATAATATTGGCAATCAGGCAGATGTCATTGAACTCTTCCACCATGCTTCTCCATGTTTCCTCCGGAGTTTTCGGTGTTGGGTTTCCATTACCAATAGCTCTGATGTGTTTAAGTGCTGACTGTGACAGCTCTGCACACTCTTCTGCCAGTTGTTCAATCATGGCCTTTTCACTGACCTGGTGCGATACAATACTCATTGCTTCAAAGTAATTCATTTAATGCTTTTATCCATCCTTTCTTCAAATCTCTTATATCTGTCCTTTCCACAAAGTTTATACAATCCTTTGTTGTTTCTGGTTTTCCCTGGCATTCAAAGAACTTCGTACACTTCATGCATTCCTTATCCTTGATAACCTTTGCCGGTTCCTTCATTCTTCATCACCTCCTTGGCCTCCTTCAGCTCCTGCCTGGTATGCTGACCATAAGCACATATATCACAGTGCCACTTGCATGAGTTCTTCCTGAGTTCGCATTCAGCATGATCATGCAGGATTTCTACTGCCTCACTATATTCCATCCTTTACCTCCTGCAGATACTTCACAAACTCTTTACTCCATACCATATAGTTCCTATCCTTCATGGTACTTATCAGCTCATCATAAGCAGCTGCTTTGCCATCCTGGAACCCATCGTTATATCCATCACGGTATGTGTGGTTTGCTGAGTAGCATAATTCGTCTTTTTTCATAGCTTACCTCTTTTCTGCTGATAGCATTTCCAACAGATCCATTCTATTCTTCCTCTAAACTCACTTGCTACTGGATGCTCTTCTGGTCTTCCACATTTATCACAAAGAGGAATCTTTTCTTTCTGCTTCTGCTTTTTCATGTTCGCCCTCCATCTTCTTTAAAAGTTCATCTGTCTTTTCGTCTGCTATACTTCCGATTACCAGAGCAGAGTATAAGATTACTACATCAAGTGCCATTAAGATTAATAACAGTGCTATGATGACTGTCATTCTGTATCACTCCAATCTAATTTCTGCCCACACATATAACAGTGATTCATTTTATCTTCCTCATAAAACCATTCATCACAAGAAGGGCAATATGGTTGCTTCTGCTCTTCCGGTATTCTATTTTCATGAATCTGTTTCCTTTCCAATTAATTGAATCACTTTGGTTCCCGCCCGCAGGATTCCGGCATTCTTTTTGGGAAAATCCATCTCTGTACTCAGTGCATTCATCGAAGCTGTGCTATTTCCAATCCGCTTTGCCTGATAATAATTCTCTGCTCTTTGCTTCACGCCGGAAACATAAGAAATCTTCGCCTTTTTGGCTCCCAAAATCGGTGTCCCAAGCACTTCGTTGATATCCAATTTTCCTGTCTGACAGTCATACGAATAATTCGTCATCTGTTCTATGCGCAATTCACCCAGGGTCTCACAGCAAATTGCAACTGCACGATCGTGCAGGGAGAAGTCCAGTCGTACAAACGCCACCACCAAAAACGTAATCCACATCTCCAGTTTCAGCTGGGATATTCCTAGAGATTCTATTTTTACCTTGAAAAATGACTGGCAGCACGAAGTAGAACAGATAAATAATCGTGGTAAGGAAAGCAAAAAAGCTATCGAAGGTTATAAATATGATGAAATTCTAAATCT